TTTCTGCGCGAGTTCGTTAACAACCTGGGCGGTTGCTGATGGATTTTTTGCATCCACCTTGTCGGCGATTTCTTGAAGAATACGGGTGCGCTTCATCTGTTCGCGACGATTCAGGAAGTACGTCAAAGCAGTAAAGAGCGCCCCGATCAGCACGCCAGCGATAAAGCCCCAATCCTGAAGGGATAAGCTTGCAAAGAAGGCCGTAATTCCAGCACCACCATATGTAGCGTTACTGTATTTTTCGTCCATTTTCATAGTCTCCCCCTCCGGTCTGCCGGTTGGGTGCGTAGTCGTAATAAAAGAAGGAATTAGCGGCTCAGTCACTTTGCGAAAGTGGAATGGTTAGCTGATTGACTGACCGCTAAAACGAGAAAAAGCCGCCAAATTGGCAGCTTCTATAAAATGTTTTATAGTGATATCACTATTTTCTATAAGGACATATCATGAAAAAGCTTCTCTTTGCTGCCTTAATTCTTGCCAGCTTTTCAAGCTCTGCAGAAATTACGAGCTGCCGATTCGAAGTAGGAAACATCAGCACTTGTCAACCATACCCTTCAACAAACGATGCCCCTCTATTGGGTCCAGATGGAAAGGTCCGTTCTTGCGCAATCAACGCTGGAAGTATAGGCCTATGCTCTTCGCATTATGACGGAACAATAATTCTCAAAAGGTCTGGTGGGGGTTATTCAGAATGTGATGTTTCATATGGTGAGATTAAAGGCTGCTCTACTCCTACCTACACGGGATCAGCGATTATTGACACCAGCCAGGAATAGCAGCAACTGCTTATGGTCCGGTTCCCTTGGCTCGGTAATAAAAAGGCCCCCCGAAGGAAGCCCATTCAAATGCTGATTCTGTTTAGTTCACGATGCCCAACAGTTTTGCCCACTCTTCTATCTGGGATCGATATATGAATTGAACAGACTGCAGGGAGTAACCGCCCTCGCCTTCTACAATTTGTGCAAGGCAAGGGAATTCTTTGGGTGCCTGACGCAGAATTTCTCTTTCAAGCTCGTCAGGTTCGAAAACCGAAGGAAACTCCTCATCCAAATGAAGGTAGCCTTTTACTATCCATTCTCTGTATTCAAATTCGTTATTCAGTAGCTTCATGCCAATGGTCTCAGGTGATGTTTTACATAAGATAGCAGGCATCCAGCAAACGAACGATGGTGATGATTATCTTTTACGCCCCTTATAATTTATTTAAGCAAAACTCAAGCGTACATTTCCGTATGCAAGCATTGACCTGCATCTGGCCCCTTGTGGGGCTCGGGCAGCATTACTACTGCTGCTGTGGCTGACGCATGCGGTCTATCCGTTTACTGGTGCATTTTCTATCCTCCAGAAACGACAAAGCCCCGGCGTTTGCCGAGGCTTGATATCAATATGCGTGCTTCATTTAGTTTTTCTGGTCGCAAATAGTAAACATAACAACACCCACGCCCCTATCTGCAATCCAAGTCTGAATATATCCACGGACAATATATATGGGCGCCCGATGCTGTGAAGATTTAATTCATACTCAGGTGGAGCCTGAAAAATCAGGAAATAGCCCTGAAATATCTCAGATGTACCCACGGGGAAATGTTGAGTCGCGATCCAAGGAGGAAAAATAAGCATAGCTATACAAACGACAACAACAATGAAAAACCATGTTCTTGTAAATTTGAAGCTCATTTAACCTCTCTCTGATTTTCTAAGCTTTGTGACTACGTGACCACTCTTAACAGGTTACAAGAGTTTTTGCGTAGCGCACTAGAATTATTTTAAGCGACTTTTGCCACTCGGATTTTCTGGGTATAGGCGTCCATTTCCAGCACAGCGCCTGTCATGGCCAGGCAGCCATCAACGAATCCTTCAGCAACTTGCAACTGCTGGCGGATCAGGCCTTCACTGACCTTATACATCTTCGCGATTTTCCGTTTCGACAGACCAAAGCGATAATGCAGCATGATGAGTGTTACCTCTTCCGGTTTACGGACGGCAGCCAGACGACCTACTGCGGCATCTACAATCAGGCCATCATCATCACAGCAGGATTCGACCTTGCTGGATTCTGTCGGCAGCAGGCCTTTAAAGCCCGCTGCAATCGGTGACCAGCTCACGCCGGAATTATCGCGAGCCCAAACGCCATAACGAGCCAGTACCAGTTGAATATCACGCATTATTCTCTCCACACTCTTATTTTGCTTTGCCGGTAGCGATAACACCCATCGCCAGTGCGCGGTCTAATGTCTTCAGAACCAGAAATACCTGTGTGCCGTGTTCTGATTCCCAGGCTGGGGTATTCGCATGAAGTAAGTCATGACACCGTCTGCACAGCGGGATCACGAACAGGTCATGCGCTTTTGTCGCCATTCCACCAAATCCATTGCCGGTGATGTGGTGCGGATCATCTGACCCGTTTCCACAGGCACAGCACGGCTGGCGCTTTACCCATTGGGTGTATTTCGTGTTTTCGTACCGGCGACGCTTCGGGATCAGGGCATAAGACTCTGGCGTCTCAGGGTCGATGGCCAGCGCCAGCACCGGTTTGACATTGTTCGCCAGTTCTTCGCGGGGTTGCTTCTCCCACGGGTTGATGTCTGCCTCTTTACGCTGGCCACCGGGCGGGTTGTATTTCATACCCAGTGCCGCGCATACCACTTCTTCCGGCAGCAGGTGTACCAGCCCTTTCGAAACTGCCCACCAACACAATTCAGGCAAGGTCAGGTGACGACCATCAGGCAGGCCATACCGGTACCGGATTGCTTCTGTCACGAACTCGGCGGCGTTCGCCTGCGCGGTAGCGTCCAGTTTCGGCGACTCTTTGCCGTGAAACTCGTTGTCATGCGCCCAGCACAGGCAGACCACGCCACGACCACGGATAACCTGATTCAGTTCGTGGTGATGGTATTCGCCTTTGTAGTCCGGGCACTCGCAGGCGCGGTGGCGTTTAACCCACAGTTTCAGCGCCGCCATGCCGCCGACTTTCCCGATCACTTCAGGAGACGACAAGAATCCAGACAGGCGCGGATCCCGTGAAAGTGATTGTGCTTCTGCTGGCACCAGGCCATCCGGCGCGGTATGCAGGTCAGCGGGTTCATTGGTGATCAGCAGGCGTTTACTACTGAAGAACTTCACCATGTCCGCAGGCAGCGCGAACTGCACGATCCCCAGCTCTCGCTGGGGATACGGTTTTAACAATGCTCTCACACGTGGGCCTCCTGTTTGTGTCGCAGATAACCAGCCCACAGCCCGGCAACCCATTCAACGCCCTTTGCAGTGAATCTGGCCTGGCGAAACGCATGCTGATTCTGCTGGCTGGTACCGGTTTTCACCTGGAACCGGCCTGCCTCTAAATGATTGGCCTTTGGCGTCAACTGGCCTTCCAGCCGGTAAACAATGTCTTTCTCGAGCAGGAACATTCGGAATTCCGGTTCTTTCGCATGCAGCAATTTGCAGACAGCGCGGAATCCCATAGAGCCCTTAGCCATAACGTACTGATCAACGAATTCCACTTTCGGGGCCGCCAGCGCCAGCTGTGATTCCAACGCCTGCTTTTCTTCGGCCAGATCAGCAGCCAGTCGCAACGCCTCCGGCAATGACTGGGGCAACTGGTTTTTCAATTCCAGCTCCTGCCAGCGGTCCACTACCGCGGCGGTGAACTCTGGCGACAGGCGGGCAACCAGCACCAGAGAATCACGTTTATTGAACCAGTACTCCTGATACTCCTGTCCGTTTTGTTCATGGAAATAGGGGGTGTGCGCCAACGGCGCGCTTAAAATTCCACCAACTGCGAGCCGTTCAGCTGACCGCTTCACATCGCTATGCTTACTTTGCACCAGCTCAGCAATCTCACGGCTCGACATCGTTACCACTTTTCCTGACAGCAAACTGTTCGACATAATCACTCCACACGTTAAACCGGCTGCACACCGGGGGTTTTGAAATCAGTAATCGTTATTTCTGCCTTACCACCCTTCGTTACCTCTCCCCATTCAACTGTCATGCGTTTGACCTGGCTGTCGTCCTTCCAGATCCCGGCGTGGGTCAAGCCATCAAACAGCGCCTTCTGGAAATTATCTAAATCCCGTTTAGCCCGGTTCGGTGGGTAGAGAACAAGATGCACATCCAGTTCGGTGAGTAGTGCCGTCGGGCGGCTGCGCAACTGCTGATAAATCGACGCCAGCGCATTTGACCGGAAGTTCCGTCCGCGCGCGCTGATCAGCACGCCCTTTTGTGTGGAGCGCCAGTAACCGTTGACGCTCGGTGGGAATGGCAGTATCAGTTGCATGCAACCTCCCCCGCCTTGATCAGACTATTCAGCACGGCGTCAGCGTGTTCCCGCGCAGCGGTGTAATCAGTGGGATGCAGCTCCCCCGAAGGGGAGACAGCCGTCAGCCAGCCGTTATAAGCAGCCAGCCAGATTTTCTGAAATTCGCTCACGCAGCCACCTCCTTATCAGCACCGCACATTTCCGGCAGGTTAGCGCGCACCAGCGCTTCAGCGAACGGCGGCGGTACGGCGTTCCCGCAACGCGCGACCTGCTTATCTTTGGCGTATTTCTTGCCTCGGTAGTCCTGATCGATGATGTACCAGCTCGGGAAACCCTGAGCAGCGTAAAGCTCATGGGGTTGCAGCATGCGCATGCCAATATCAACGATCTGGTAATCGACGCCTTCGACTGTGACCAGGCCGAACCGATCATTCGTGGTTACGGTGTGCAGGGATTCATCCAGGCTGACGCCTTCTTTTTCGTTGCCGTAATACTTGAGTAAGAAAGCGCGAACCTCACCGATATGCAGGCCGCCGGCAGTGATGGTTGGGGCTGGTTGAGTGACGGGCTGGCCGTCTTTGCAGGTGCCACGCAACTTAATCAGATTGGATGTGACCAGCGCATGATGATCGGTGGTGGTAACGGTGTGAGCTGGTGCATCCATCGCCGCGCCAGCACCGGTGTAGTTACCGCCGAAGTGTTTCGCGAGGAAAGCCGTGCATAACTGACTTTTGCCGCCACCGCCCGCCGTGATAGTGCCGTTTGGCTCATCAGCAGCGTGTCCAACACTGTTGCCAAACTGCCGGGCGATCACCGGAGCCACCAACAGGTGTTCTGCTTTGCTGGTTACAGTGGTCAATGGCTTGCCAGCTGCATACGCCATGCGGTCACCGCCGAAACCGGTTTGTCCGATCCGGGCAATAACCGGAGCGATCAGCGCAGAGTGGGATTCTTTCATCACTGTGTGAAGCGGAACATCTGTTGCACGCGGTTTGCCCTGATATTCGGAACCACCGGTGCCTGCAATGAAAGGTGACAGGGTCGCTTCAACCATGCCAAGAGCATGCCCATTTCCGCCCGGGCGTTCTGAACTGCCTGCGGTGATCGTCAGCAATGGTTCATCAACTTCCTGACCAGTCGCACCGGTGCGGAATTTGGTGATGTGCGGCGAGAATTTAGGCTCCACGACCGCATAACCATGAGTTTTAGTGATCGTCTGCAGAGGCTCATCCAACGGCTGGCCACGGAAGCAGTCATAACTGGTTTTAGTGCTGGTGTGATTACACTTCACGATAAACGGCGTCGGGTTGTCGATCACGAAGCGCTGGATGCCGCGAGCGATACGCTTGAGGGTGTTCTCTGCCAGTGGCTTTTTGCGGTCGAAAATGCTCGGGCATGGAATTGACCAGTCGATACACTCGGCAGCTGTTCGGTATGGCGCCAGCTTACCGCTCTGAACGTCCAGTGATTTCGGGTCCCCGTGGCTTGCAGCAGGCCATTCAACAGGTTGACCGTCGCAGCGCATCACCATGAAGAACCGGCGGCGTATAGTCGGCGCACCGAAGTCGCAGGCGCGTAATTCGCGGTGATCGACTACGTAGCCAAGCCCGGCAACCAGTCGGCGGACATCGTCGCTGTTCTCATCGATGTTCAGCACTTCACAGCATTCGGTGATGGCCGGATGCTCAGCTGCAATGCCGGTTGTCAGCATGCCGATGAATGCAGCAAATGTTTCGCCAGCGCGTGCCGGATCCGGATGTTCTGTGCCGTCATCTGCGGTCAGCAGCGGACCCCACGTTTTAAATTCTTCGACGTTCTCCAGCATCATCACCCGCGGGCGCTTCGCCAGTGCCCAGCGGATCACAATCCAGGCCAGACCACGGATTTCTTTTTTAACCGGTTTGCTGCCCTTCGCTTTACTGAAGTGACGGCAATCCGGGCTGAACCATGCCAGACCGACAGGACGCCCAGCGGTTGCCGCGATAGGGTCAACATCAAACACCGATTCGCAGTAGTGCAACGTTTCAGGGTGATTGGTGCTGTGCATAGCAATGGCGTTCTCGTCATGGTTGATCGCGATATCCACGCTGCGACCCGTTGCCATTTCAATACCGGTACTCGCACCGCCGCCGCCCGCAAAATTGTCTACGATGATTTCTTTCATGCTGTTGCTCCCATTGCGCGGGCCAGTGTGCCAGCGGTGTTAATGATTTCAGCCGTTGGCAGGCCGTCCATTTTCAGGCGATTAATGTGGTGACGCAGTTTATTCTGCAGGTGATCGGAGAGGTTTGAAGACTCAGGTACCTGCCCAAAGAGGTAATGCACTTCGGCTGGCCACACGCGGTTATTGGTTTCAGGTACCGGAATAATTTCTGGAATATTTTGCGGCTGGCTTTGTTGTAATGCGCTAGCAGGAACAGCCAGATAATGACCAGCCAACACCTTGACTCGGGAGTTACGCGCCGGGGGGATCGTGGTGAATGTTGCCGGTACCAGCTCGATATCGTTGAACGGGTTTTCATTGCCCCAGTGATGCCAGCCAGCAGCTTCACCGCGACTGAAAAGCTCGATGCGGGAAACCTGACCGTAAAGCTCTTCAAGACGGAAGCGAACTTCGGCAGGCTTTTCGCTATGTTCGCCACGGCAGCTGTAAACGACCTGCTTAACGCTGGCGCTGAGGCGTTCAAGCCCGGCGCCGCGTGTGGCGATCAGAACATCTTCGCTATTGCCACGGGTGTAATTGCCGCCGTTCATCACCGTTTCGGTGCTCAGCGCATCAAGAAAATCTTCAAAATCGAGCATGGTCTGATCTGCCAGCGCCCTTTCTATACGTCCGCGCGCCTGCTCGTAGAGCTTGACCCAAGTAAAAGCTTTCATGGTTTTGACCTTGAAGCCCCAGGCCTGCGCCAGCTCAACCGCTTCTGAGGCGAAGTTTCCGGTGTACCACATCGCAAGAATCGCGTTTTCATCAGCAATTGACCAAACCGGCAGGCGCTTCATTTCTTCGGTTGGCATAGTGCTGTAATGGTCACCCGCTGCGCCATTGCTTACTTTGTTGGAATACTGCCAGGCCGGATCTGCATAAATCAGTTGATAGCTCATGCTTTCACTCCCTGCTGGCGCTGGGCGCACTCTTTCCAAATCTTGGCCCACGTCGTAATGGCGAAATCTGCGCGCATGCTGCGAACGCTGGCTTTGCTGGCCTCTGTACACACCATTTTTTCCAATGCACTCGGTGCTTTAGTCGCCGCAACGCCGCTGATGAACCGGCGGTATGCCGCATCCCGCTCAGCCGTATCAACTTCTACTCCACCTTCAGCGGTCCATTTTCCGTTCACACATATCGGACGCCCGCTCTTCGCCCATTTGGTCGCGCTGAGCAGGTAGCCTTCAAACTTGGCTGGTTGGAACAGAGTTGCCGGGCGCAGATATTCAGCCATTTTTGGAGAGTCGCCCCAGTGAACCTGCTTGTATTCGATAACCAGTTGCAGTTCTTCCAGCGTGTGGCCTTCACGGAGACGGGCACGCATGTTTTCCAGTGAGCTGTTAGCGGGCTGATACCGTGAACCGGTGATTTGGTTCAGGTGTTTCAGTGCCTGTTTGGCTTGATCAGTAATTTCAACTTCGGCGTCGGTCTGCGCAGCAGGCTGACAAGAGGTTTTATTATCTGATGGATCTTGTTTTGAATTTACTAACGGATCCCCCCCAGATTCTGGCGGGTGAAAACCGGTATTCGTGTTCGATTTTGATGCGTCGGATTTTGACCGGTCAGAATTTGATGTGTCAGATTTTGATGTGTCAGAATCTGACGCATCAGCAGCAGCCCGTAGCTTCGCAATATTCAGCTGATACATATTCGATGTGTTGCGGTTTCCCTTGCGGCGCTGGGTGCTGGTGATCCAGCCGTCAGCCTCAAGTTTGCCCAGCGTAGTGCGCACAGTGCTTTCACCAGCGCCCAACTGGCGGGCAATGGTGGTAATTGACGGCCAGCACAGGCCTTCGTCAGAACTGAAGTCAGCGAGGCGCGCCATAATGGCAACCGCCGATATTTTCAAACCGGCAGCAGCGCAACCATCCCAGACGTATGCGGATAACTTAACGCTCATGATTTATCCTGCCTTTGCAATACGCGCCAGATAGCCAGCGACATAAAATTCAATCCACTTTTTCAGAACCACAGAAGCAGGCACTACCTTGTGGTTGTCCGGTTTTCCCGGCTCCCGTACTATCTGCACATACACACATGGTCGCTGTGAGACACATTGAAATTGCACGGCAGGCCGAACGCGGTTTACACTGTTCATGCGTTAATTACTCCACACGTTTAATTGATGCGCACCCGACGCCTCGGGACTGCACTCCTGAGGCGTCACCTTCTCCAAACAGCAGTTCTGTCACGGCCATGATTTCCGCCACCAAACTCTGAACTCGATACCCCTTGATCCTCATCCGCTTGCTTTCGTCACGATCTAGAACACCGTCAGATGTGAATTCGTTGTGAGCCTTTGCAAATTGACCCAGTGCTGCCAGCAACTCATTGAACTTAACCAGCAGTTCTTCGTTACCCATCTCCTCAATATCTGGGAACTTAACGAAGGTTCCGCCGTTGATCCGGCACATAGCTTCAGTGATGTCAGAGCGCCCTGAAATTTGCTCCATCATGATCGCCATACCGAATGGCACCATCTGACCGCGAACCTGACGAACGCGATTGCTCAGGGCGTTATGAGTCCCGTCATGCGCCAGCCGTTGAGACATCGCGCCATATCCGCCAGGAAATGACGTGATCAGCTTGTGCATTGCTGTTGTTATGTCTTCTGGAGCGGGATAGTTTTTATTGTCCACAAGGCATTACCTCGTTTTGTGGTTTATATCAGGCCGTTTGAGAAGTAGTATTCCCGTAGATATCAGGCCGTAATTGACTCTTGGTAACAGCGCCAGCAGTTTCTTCTTCAAGGCGTTGAGCAAGGGAAAAACCTGCCTTTTTGTAGCCATTGAAAACGAGTCTGAGATAACCACTACTGCTACCAACTTTTTTAGCCAGGGCGTTTTGCTCTGGTTTTGTTAAAGCATCCCAATAGTCTTTAATCATATGTACCTCCGAGATACATTATGCACTATTTAAATGAACCCGCAAGATACTTGTACCCAATAGGTACACGAAGTTTAATGAGTGTATGAAGACAAACGATGAAATCCGGCGGGATAACGCCAGGAAGCTCAGAGATAGTGCCGGGGGAAATTCTTCCTTTGCTGGCCTAATCGAAAGAGAGCCAACCCAAGTCAGCCGAGTGATCGGAAAGAATCCTACGAAAAAAATTGGGGATGATTTGGCACGTCACATTGAGAAGTGTTTTGATTTGCCAGATGGCTGGTTGGACAAGGAACATCAGGCCACGAATATTACTTCAGCTCCGGATGTCACTGACACCGAACTCACCATCAAAATGGTGCCGGTGATTTCATGGGTGCAGGCTGGGGCTTGGACTGAGATTGGTTATTCCGAGGTAGATTTGAGTTTATCCGAAACATATCCCTGCCCGGTCCCTTGCGGCTCTATGACCTACATTCTTCGAGTCATTGGCGATTCAATGATCGACGAGTATCGTCCTGGCGATATGATTTTCGTTGATCCAGAGGTTGCACCTGTTCATGGTGATGATGTGATCGCTTTGCTGCTTGATTCCGGCGAGACAACGTTCAAACGACTCGTAGAAGATGCGGGGAGTAAATATCTGAAAGCCTTAAACAAGGGCTGGCCCGAGCAGTACATAAAAATTGATGGTAATTGTTCAATAATCGGCACCGTTGTTTTCTCAGGAAAACCAAGACGTTACAGAGCCTAAAGGAATTATTATCCCGCAACCTGCTTCGGCAGGTTTTTTTTCGCCTTGACAATGTACCCCATAGATACATAATGTATCCGCAAGGAACATGCGCAACGGAAAGAACACTGGGGGTTGAGGGACTCACTTACCATCAACCCAATATGACCACAGTCCCAGTGTTCTTCCCGTTGTGCATAGCATCCTGGTGATGGTCGGGTTCCCTACCCGATTGCGGGTTCGACTCCCGCCGCCCAATCAGATCGACGTGGAACCTCGATAATTGCTGTGTGTAGCTGTCTTTCGGCGGTGGCATGACTCTTCAACCATCCAACATCAGGGGGAGCGAAGATAATGTTCTGATCATGACCACCGCCAATTTTTCGCAGGCATAGACAAGGGCCGCTGGCACCCACCCAGCACGCCCTGTGCATTACCGGCCGCCCTTGTCTATGTGTGTGAGTAGTTAACCAACTGAGAAGGAAATGAACATGTTTGGAATGTTTAAGAAAAAAGCGCGCAAAGCAGTCGCCGAAGTGAAAAAGATGGAAAACCGTGATGCGGTTGAAGCCACTGTTTGGGGTGCGTACGCCATCGCATATGCAGACGGTACCTGTGACGCGAAAGAAATTGCTGTTCTGGAAAAAACCATCAGTGCTTTACCGGCTTTCTCCCCGTTCGCAGGAGAAGTTGCCCAGATGAGCAGCAACATCCGCGCACGTTACGAAGCATCGCCACGCAGCGCAAACGCACAGGCTTACCGTGAACTGTCTGATGTCGCTGGCACCTCTGATGCTGTAGATGTCCTGTGCCTGTGTCTGGACATCGCCGATCAGGACGGCATCGGCGAGGAAGAAGAAGTCACTCTGAAGAAAATCGCTCAGTCCCTGCAACTGTCTTTAGACCAGTACTTATGATCGGCAAACTCCGTCTGGTCGGTGCTGGCCTGATCTTGTTTCTGGTCGTCGCTGTGGACTTCACCAGCCGCATTATGTCAACCGTCGCCGATGGTTTTCTGGTTGTGGTTCTACTGGTGGTTATCTGGCCGGTGATTAGTAAGAAGTCCTGAGTTTTATAGTGCGGGTTTCGGCCCGCATCAATGGTTCACAAAGTGCATTGTGAAACAGAGGAAATGCAAATGGCTGAAAGTCGTATGACCAACGTCCCGGAGTTTCTCTCCGAACTGGACGCCGGTATTTTCGAAAACAAAATTGCCGCCGCGCTGAATACTGCCGCTCTGGGTGTTCTGAATAACGGCGGTAAAGGCAAAGTGACCATCGAGATTGATGTTTCCCGGATCAGTAATTCGATGGAAGAAAAACGCGTGATGCTGGCTCACAAACTGAAGTTCACAGCACCTACGCCGCGCGGGAAATCGTCTGAAGAAGACACCACCGAAACCCCAATGTACGTGGGCAAAGGCGGCAAGCTGACCATCATGCAGGAAGACCAGGGCCAGTTGTTCACCATCAAGGGCGATCCTGACGGCAAACTACGTGACGCGCGATAAACATCGTTTAACCTCTCCGATAAAAGGAAATTGTTATGTCTCAAGTTTTAGACGCATCAGCAATCAAAGAAGTTCGGGATATGTCCCTCTCCGCCTTACTGGAAGAACGTCTGTCATCAGCTGACTGCCCTGCTGTTGCCTTGCCAGAATCAGTACGCATTCATTCGCTGGAAAACCTGCAAGATGGCCGGTTCCGGTTCCGCGGGAAAATGGAAACCGCCAGCATTCAGGATTTCTCCCGCTACTGCAAAGATTACGCAGGCGAAGGCGTCCGCAGCTTCATCAATGCTGACAACATGGCGGCGGTTACCGTGTTTAACCTCGGCACGCTGGCTGCACCAGGTCACGCAGATAACATCGCAGTTTTGAAACTGAAACGCACTGCGCCATTCCAGGCTTTGCTGAACATCAATGGCGATAAAAACTCACAGAAGGATCTGGCCGAGTGGCTCGAAGACTGGTCTGAATTCCTGATGGCTTTCACCGCTGACGGAGAAGTGCTGGACATCAAGAAAGCGATCGGCGGCGTCCGTAAAATTACCATCGAAGCATCCAGTTCTGCGGATCATGAAGATAGTGATTTCGGCGCCAAGCGCTCAGTGATGGAAAGCGTTGAGGCAAAAAGCAAAGAAGTCATGCCTGCGGCATTCGAATTTAAGTGCGTGCCATATGAAGGGCTGGGAGAACGCCGATTCCGTCTGCGCTACAGCGTGCTGACCGGCGGCAATGCTCCGGTGCTGGTTCTGCGCATCGTGCAGTTGGAAACGGCTGAAGAACTGATGGCTACCGAGTTCCGCGAACTGCTGGAAGCCAACTTCACCGACGTTGAAGTCGAAACATTCATCGGTGAGTTCAAAGCCTGATAGCGCGGCCTTAAATGCCCTAGTCCACTGGGGCATTTAGTGAATCGTTATTACTTAAATTTAATTGCCAATGCTGGCAAGGAATTCGCTCACGCCGAAATCTGGGAATTACTTATTTAGGAATGCAGCCATGATTGAAACAACCCGTTCGCATTTCGTCAGGCTGTTTTTTGTGAAAAGAATGCTGAATCTGTGGTTTGTCCCAGTTGAGTTTGCACCAGCAATGCCGCCGGGTATGAAAATGCTCTGGTGGCGAGCTGGGAAATATTACGGCCGATTTCGGGTCAGTCAGTAAACCGGTGTGCAGCCGGCTATAACTAAACGTGTGGAGTAATAGTATGGGTCAATTAGTTTCTTTAGTGGAATGGGCAGCAGGACCAAATGGCTTCAAAGAACCTCCCAGTAAAGCCACCCTTCACCGTATTGCGAAAACTCGGCAAACATATCCCCCAGCCGTTAAGCAAGGTCGCCGATGGGTTGTTGATGAGGAAGCCAGGTTTGTTGGTATGGTTGAACGGGTCGAAATATCGAACCATCTCCCAGCCAGCGCCCGCACTTTAGTGGAGAAAGCACTTAATGGCAGCAAGACCCCGTAAATACAACATTTCAACACCGAACTTGTATTGCAAATTGGATAAGCGAAACAACAAAACGTACTGGCAATATCGTCACCCCATTACGGGGGAGTTTATTGGTTTTGGTACGGATTCAGATGCCGCGCATGCAGCGGCACTTGAAATGAATCGCATTACTGCTGAGCAATTAACTTCTCAATCTTTCGCCCTGATAGATATTGCGAAACAAAAAGCCGAACCCAATGCTCAGAACATGCGTTTAAAGCAATGGGTAAAGGAATACAAAGCCATCCTTGACCGACGTGTGCAGCGAAAAGAGCTTGCATCATCTACTGCCAGGGGGCGCAAGGCATGCGCTGAACTTCTTTCAGCTCGTTCTCAAAACATATTGCTCAAAGAGTTCGGCGCACGTGAGATGGCTGCATTGATAAACGAATATGTCGATGCAAATAAAACAAGAATGGCACAGGTCATGCGAGCTGCATGGATCGATATGTTTAAGGAAGCACAGTTTGCCGGTGAGGTTCCGCCCGGCTTTAATCCGGCACTGGCCACACGTAAACCATTGGATGAAGTCTCCAGACAGCGACTCACGCTCGAGAACTGGTGGGCGATCTATCACGAAGCAGAACGTAGATCACCGTACATCTGCAATGCAATGCTGCTCGCTGTAGTTACTGGCCAGCGGCGTGGCGACATAGTAAAAATGAAATTCTCTGATATCTGGGATGACATGCTTCATGTTGTCCAGGGAAAAGGTAAAGGAAAAATCCGGATAGCGATCCCCCTCTCGTTGCGATGTGACGCCATCAACATGAGTGTTCGTGATGTGATTAACAAATGTCGCGACCGGGTGCTGAGTAAACATCTTGTCCATAATTCAACAGTTGTTGGCGGCTCAGCGCTGGGTTCACCTGTGGCTGAAGGGTCATTGACACAACGATTCGCAGAAGCGCGTGATTGCGCAAAAATTAAAATTGAAAAGGATAAAACACCGCCGACATTTCACGAACAACGTTCTCTTTCTGAGCGACTGTATAAAGCGCAGGGGATCAACACTCAGGAATTGCTGGGACACAGTTCAGCGAAGATGACGGAGCTCTATCATGACGAGCGCAGGGAGAAGTGGATCGTCATCGCCGTTTAA